GGAGACCCGGACGTGATCCGCCGGGCAGGCCCAATTGACCTACAGAACGGAGACATCTTCGTTGGTCATTCCGGGGCGTCTCTCGGCACAACTCCTTATGCGCAATGGTATAGAGAGCAACCCCATATGATGCATGATGAATATACAAATGCTGCAGGACATCCGTTCTTAAACTTTACGCCATCATCAAGGAATACATGCGTATATTTAACGCATACAATGTATGACGACATGTTTATGTCGCTCATGCTTAAGCACTGGAATTCTCAATCATTTATATCAGTTATCGCTGATCGGTATATACCTGACGCGCAAGCGTCTATCTTCGCGGGGACAAAATAATGTTTAGACCTGATTTTATCGGGCGTAAAAGCCTTTATTTAAATCCTTCGTCGGATAAACTGACTACAGCAAATATTGCAGCGATTGATACAGCTTTTTCTGATGTTATATCGCCTTACGCTTATACAGCTACGGTTCGAGATGATTATGATTCGTTTAATTTCTTATTCTCGGATGCCGGAAGTGATCTTGTTGCTGGTCAGAGGTTAGCAGTTGGATTGTTTTTATCGCCTCAAAATGAACAAGGAAATTTACTATTTCAGTTATCTGGTGCTCTTAAACTGGTTAGGTCTGGAACTATAACTACCACGTCACAATTTTTCTTTGGCCGGAAGGCAACGAATAATACAGTGGTTTCGGATAAAACTGCACCACAGAATACGTTAGCGTCTTTCATGTATTTGCCTAGTAATAAACTTAATAGCGGCGTATTATCTACGCCGGTACATGACTCGATCGAAACAGAAGTCTTTTCTTTGAATCTAGCTGGTGGATATGTATATTGTTTCGGCTTGCTTTTGGACAATGTGTCCGCAGTAACGACTGACACTTTAAAAGGTGGTGTATCTCTTTCTATGAGGAAATACAGTTCAGAAATAGAGGTCTTTAGACCCTCACGCTAATGTTCATGCCACTATTAATGGCAGCCGGTACAGCTATCGGAGGCTCCTTTTTAAAAAGGGGTGCCGACGCATTAGTCAACAAAGTCACCGGTGTACCAACTCCTCAACAGCGTACTGGTCAAGAAATTGGCCAGGACTATAAAGGCTTCTTAGATGAAGCTTACCCAGGAACTACTCCTTGGGAACAGCTAGGAGCCAACTCACCAATGGGCGCTATAGAATCAGGAGAAAACCAAGTCAAACATCAAGTTAAAATGCAAGAACGAGAACTTTTAAATCGTTCAGCATTGCAACAACTAGACTTGGAAAACAAATCAGCCGTAGCTGATCAAACTAACCGCGCCCATATTATTACATCCCTTGGGACTGTAAGTCCCAAGGCAGCCCAACAAGGGCTAAAAATCCTTAACAACTCAAATCAACAATTGGACCCTTGGGACACTCAAACTCAACAACATGGTAAACATCTTCCGTCACAAATTAAAAAAACGGAAGAAGAAGCTAAAAAAATAGGGGCACAAGTGCCCCGAGAAAATATCCTAGGTCTAGCTTCTCAAGGCTTCAATAAACTCGTCGACAATGCCGGTTCTCTACTCGGCACTGGCGCAGCCAAATTCGACGAGATTTCTGCAAATATGCGCGCTCAAATACAACGCGATGCAGAAAATAAAGTCTACAATCGCAATAAAAAACCTGAGCGATTTAATAAATAACATCAAATGAAGCTCAATATCGAGCTCCCAGTATCATCTTTCGCAGCCGTCAACAAAGAAGCAAGGCTTCGCTATACTATCAACGGCCGAATAAACAGACTTATTAAACAATTTCATCAAGAACACCACTCGGATCCAGGCTTTAAATATGCCCTGGAACTAGAAATATCCAATTTAAACGCTCTCATCATCCAACTTGATAATAATAGCGTTATACACAACACCTACCAGGCAGTAAAACAAGCCTGGAAGGTGTACCCCCAGACAACAAAAGACCACTGTATCCAACTATTTGGTACTTTTAACAAGCAAAAGTATCAACAAAACTGTAAAGATAAACAAAAAGACAGATTATTAGCAGCAATCATCGAACAATTAAAACAATGCTCCATCGAAGGCAGAAAATCAGAACTAATGAAAAGGCTCTCGATTGAAATGGAAGAAAGACTATCTCAAGGTTGGTATATGGTATTTAACACCCTAACAGTCGCACCCGGACACATGGCAAACGTATTCCCTAAAGAGAGGATTAAAAACAATGTTTGGCAAAAATACATCAGAGACACGGACCGTTATTTTGCAAGAGCAGCTTATGGCAGTTATCGAAAGGCTAGACAAAAAGTCAAAGAAGGCCAAGACTATCACTCTTACTTCGCGGTGGTCGAAAAAGGTTCAAAACATGGCAGACTACATATACATGTACTTCATCTATTCAAAACTCTACCTGATACCGTTAGCGATCCTAACTATGGGAGTATTATTCCTTACAATAGAGATATTCTTGACCTAAAACAATTCTGGTACGATGGATTCTCTAAACCAATGGCTGTCAGATTCTCAGAACTAGACGCGTACGGAAAAAAAGGATGGCGGTGGCCCTCAGTACAAAACGATCTAGGCAAAGGAGAATTCTCATACAATCAACTACCTGCTAAACCATTTATAGCTATGGTCAGATACGTGGCTAAATACTTAACCAAATCATATAACTCGAATGACGATAAGGAGGTCGGCTGTATATGGAGAACAAGGACATCAAGGAAACTAGGGACAAGGAAACTAACATCAATATTACAAAAACTACCTTTAAAGACAAGACTGACAATACTACAGGATCAGAAAATCAAACTTCACTTGAATCAAAGCAGAGTCCCCCGGTTATTAATGAGGAGGATTATAATGACCAGCTTGCCATACAAGGTTTTCACAGAGTTATACCGGAGAGCGTTGCAACTCCCAGTAAAAAATATATTAAAGCAATTCAGAGAATTGATAGAAAATCCACAAATCTTCACCCTGCCGAATTTTGGAAATACACTGATAAGGAAATCCAGATTAGAGGGCGTTTTTAATGTGTTTCAACACACAGTGTCAAGTCATGCCATCGCGGGAGCGACTTATGCTTAGACGCACGATCAGCATTAGAAACCTACTCGACAAACAAATGTGGCTACTAGAAACAATGCACCGTCAAGGATCAACAAATACAGTAAAAGACCTAGCTATACATAACATGTTCTATTTATTAATCAATCAAACACAACAAAGAAAAATCGAACCAGAAAAATATCATCAATTCGCAAACCTACTACCAACCTGGCGCAAAGAATACAACTATGTAGAAACTAAAGAAGAGTTCGAAAATTTCGCAACAGATGTATATACAATAATGGACCAACTATTCCCCAAGGAGAAATAACCATGAATTATGAAGTTGCAGCATCATCAATGAGACTACTCGCAAATATCGGACGTAAAGGCTTTCTAGATGGCTTAGGAGTATCCAGAGCAGACTTTGATCGCTTCGTCGGAGATGAACCCTGGCTTGCCACAGATCGTAACCGTATGACCTCCGTTCTTAATACAATGATTAATGCCTCAGTAGATGCTATGGGCTTACCACGCTTCGACCTTCCTGCAGAATACATTGCTGCCGGTATTGCCCTATTCGTCGCACCCGTAAATGTACATGGCTGCTGCGTATTCGCAGCGCGCGGAGCTAAACCTACTGAAGAAATGGGCCGAGGCACTCAATCCTCGACAGAAGCAGTATCTCCTGATAGACTATTCGCATTGGTAATACAGCTCTTTAGCGACCAGAGGACATCAGCTCGCGCACTCTTTGAGAAGAATACCTCAATCGCTTTAGAAAAAATGATGGGTAAAGAAACACGACACCAAAGGCAACCAGAATGAAACTATCAACGTTCTTAAAATCTAGACGGACCTGGGTCATAATTGGTGGCAGCATCATTGAACTAATGGCAGCCACATTCCCAGGACAATTCGTCGGGCCATCAGAAATACTAAGAGCCCTAATAACAGCACTAAAATAATATTTGACAAATAAACTCCGAAAGGATATAAATAAATCATGCCAAACATCATTGAAAGCGCAAATCAAGCTGTAGAATTCGTCGAACTTAATAAGGGTCAAATCGATGAAGCTGTTACAATTTGTCCGAAATTCACTATTGGTGGCCTTGATTATACTTGCGTTGTGTTCAATGTCCCTATCCTTGTTGCGTCGACCGAAAATGGCCCTGTCTATCGTAAAGAACTTAGAGGCCCTGTTATCGTACCGTTAGATAAAATCAAAGAACCTACAATAATCGAGGGAGTAAATGCCTAGAACAACCTCATCCGGATCCAAGCGCAAAGGACGTCGTATTCACTTCTTAGGAGGTTATCGTGCCTAATAATCAAGATATTGGACCCCAGCCCGATCAAGGCTTTCAGCGCGTTAGATACGATCTTTCTCACTGGAGTATGAAGGTTGGATCCATAGGAGGGCTTCAGACCCTCAGCTGTATCCCGATCGTTGCTGGTGACAGCATGGAAATCGATTTATCGGCTGTTGTCCGTCTATCTCCACTCCGACGTAATCTCTATATCGACTCTGTAGTCGAATTATTCGCTTTCTATATCCCTTACCGACACATCTATTCCGATTGGGCAACATTTTTAAAGGCCGGTATTGACGAATCTACTACTCTCGGCACAGTAACACCGGCAACGGACGCGCGTATTCAATGCGTCGGTATGGCTGTACCGCGTAACGAAGCAATTCCGACTTGGCTCACTAAAGGTTATATGCAGATATGGAATCGTTATTTCCGCGATCCTTCTGACGTTGCAGGAGAACTTGCAACAACTTATTTAGAAGGCTTATCAGTCGGACACGCAAATCTTGCATATGGTATTCCTTGCGCTAATCTAAAACGTATGTGGAACTCAGCTCCACTTACTACAACTACGTCAGCAGACTATCGACTCGCCCTATCAGGGGGTGAAGTCGACCTATACGAATTCGCCAATCTTCAAGGCAGACTCCGCACAGAACAATCTCGCGATTGGTATGCTTTACGCTATCAAGATATCCTCAATCACTCATGGGGAACTTCTGTAAACATTGACGCTGACCAACGTCCAGAACTTGTCATGCGTACAAAACAATGGCTCTCAGGCTACGATGTAGATGGCACAGACGATGCCACTCTTGGAACTTATGCCGGTAAAGGTCAAACTGTTGCTAAAATGACCATCCCTAAGAAATTCTTCCCAGAACATGGGACTCTATGGCTTATGATGCTTGTTCGTATCCCTCCGATTCATGAGGACGAAACTCACTACCTTGTAAACAATCCAGAACCTACTTACAAAATGATCGCCGGTGACCCGGATATCATCCAACGTGCCGGTCCTATCGATCTACAAAACGGGGATATCTTCGCAGGTCAATCTGGAGCTTCTCTAGGGACAATTCCCTATGCCCAATGGTATAGAGAACAACCTCACATGATGCATGATGCATACACAGACGCAGCTGGTCATCCGTTTCTTAACTTCACACCATCATCTAGAAATACCTGTGTCTACTTAACACACACAATG